ATGCAGATTATAATGTTGCTATTGGAACAGATGCTTTAACTGCTGACACATTAGGTAGTAACTCTGTAGCAGTTGGAGTTGGTGCTTTATACTCTCAAAACTTCACTACTGCTACAGATACTTACAACGTAGCCGTTGGACGTTCAGCAGGAGAGCAAATCACCACTGGCATAAGCAACACCATTGTCGGTGGCCTTACAGGAGATGCACTCACCGATGCAGATTATAATGTGGCAATCGGTTTAGGTTCTTTAGGTGCAGATACAAAAGGTAATAAATCAGTTGCGGTAGGAACTGCTTGTTTGCAAGCTCAAAACTTTACCACATCTACTGATACTCTTAATACAGCCATAGGACATAATGCAGGTAATGATGTCACCACAGGCATACACAACACCCTCATAGGTGGGCTAGCAGGGGATGCATTAACAGATGCTGATTACAACGTAGCTGTAGGAAAAGACGCATTAGGTGCGGATACTTTAGGTTCAAGGTCCGTTGCAATAGGTCGTATGGCTTTAGGTAATCAAAACTTTACAACCGCTACAAATAGTTACAATACAGCCGTAGGCTATGGCGCAGGTATTCAAGTAACCACGGGCACACTCAACGTCCTCATTGGTGGTGATGCAGGTGACGCTCTTACAGACGCAGATAAGAATACTGCTGTAGGTTATAGTGCCTTGAGCAGTGATACGATGGGTTCTCAATCAACGGCTGTAGGATACCAAGCTTTATTTTCACAAAACTACACTACGGCAACGAATACTCGTAATACAGCGGTAGGTTATAACGCAGGTAGTGAAGTCACCACAGGTACAGATAACACCTTAATTGGACATGAAACAGGAAATGCTCTTACAACAGGATACCACAACACGGCTCTCGGACATGATGCTTTAGGTGCTACTGTTGCAGGTATAAATAACGTAGCTATTGGTATGGAAGCTATGGTAAGCGGTAATGCTGGAGATAACAACACCGTAGTAGGAAAATCTGCTGGCGCAGTTATGACGGGAGCTAACAATGTTGCGCTGGGGGATCGTGCGCTTGAAAAAGCCACAAGTCCAACCATAAACATTGCTATAGGATCTGGTGCAGCAAAAGAGGTAACAACGGGCATCGCTAATATAGTAATAGGTTACTTAGCAGGTAATCATGGAGTAAATCTTCAAACGGGTAGATATAATACAGTGATTGGTCATTACGCAGATGTTGCTGCTACTGACACAGACGCTGCAAATGTTATTGGATATAATGTTATTGGGGATGGTGGATATACAACGCTTGGAGAAAGTACTGATGACATTAGGGCAGCACACGGTAACGTAACATGGGCAACTGTATCAGACCAAAGATACAAAAAAGACATTGTAGATTCTACAGCGGGTTTGTCATTTATTAAAGCTTTAAAGCCACGAACATTTAAGTATAAAAACCTTGGTGAACTACCAGAAACATTTAGAGCTTATAAGGCTGACTCAACAGATGTCTTTAAAAACTCTAATACAAACCACGGATTTATAGCACAAGAAGTAAAGACAGCCATAGATGCAGATAGTGGTATTAAAGATGGCTTTAAACTTTGGGATGAAAGACCAGATGGTTCACAGGAAGTTGCGGAAGCTGCGCTCATACCAATCTTAGTCAAAGCAATACAAGAGCTAGAAGCTCGTGTTGCAGAGCTAGAAGGTTAAACATGGACCTAATACAAAGAAACTTTCCTAACGTAGGGGTTGTCGAGGGGCAACTACCAGAAGACGTTGTGGACAACATATGGAAAGTTGTGAACGAAGCAAGAGAAGAGCCAGAGGACATGAAGCCTGAACTTGCAGGTAACATTAGTACGTCTATCAGGCTGGATGGTGACTCACCCCTGCTCAAGGAGTTTGTGACTGAGCTACTGCCCTCGTTTATTCAAAGCCACATTGAGGCGTATGGCGCACCTTGGCGTGAAACTATGCGTGAGGGTGAAGGTTGGAACTTGGAAAGTCTCTGGGTTAACTTCCAGAAGCAGCATGAGTTTAACCCACCACATGACCACAGTGGCGTGTACAGCTTTGTGATATGGATGCAGATACCTACGTCCTATGCAGAGCAGAAGAAACTTCCTATTTGTGCCAACTCAAATGCAGATAACCACATATCTAACTTTGCATTTAGCTACACAAATACGTTGGGCAGGGTGTCAACCTTTGCCTACAACATGGAGAAAGAGGCAGAAGGCTACATGGTTATGTTTCCCTCAACCATGCTTCATCAGGTTTTCCCGTTTTACGACAATGACGGGGAAAGAATATCAATCTCAGGCAATATTAACATTGCAAACCTAGAAGGATAAACACAATGGCAAGAGAAGCAGATCAAATCGCACAGGACCACTCAGCAATGCTGGGCAGTGTGTCAGTAATCAACAGCGTTATCGCTACACATAATAAAGGTAGTGACGCAACGGATGCAGACTTCGGACATGACATGACGCATGACGAAAAGAAAGAACGTGTAGCTCGTAGCAATGGCTATCTCGTTCACATGAAGGCACTTGATGATTGGGGCAGTGAAAGTTTTACAGAAATAGACAAAGCTATTACTGCCGCTAATACATTTGTAGGATAAATTTAATTGAAAGGAGATCACGATGGCTAAAAAAAACACAAACACCGTCACGATCAATGGCACTGAACATAACTACGATGATTTAAACGACACTCAGAAAGTATTCTTGAGTGACGTTGTTGACTTGGAAAGAAAGATTGCATCGGCACAAGCTCACTTGCGTCAGGTGCAGATAGGTCATCAAGCGTGTTTAAGTATGCTGACAACATCGTTAGCGTCTGATACAGAGGAAGCAGACGTTGTAAACTAAACGGAGTAAGTAAATGCCCCTGACTAAACTCCAATTCAAGCCAGGTATAAACCGAGAAGTTACTTCCTACAGCAATGAAGGCGGTTGGTTTGATATGGACAAGGTCAGGTTTCGCATGGGGTTTCCTGAGAAAATTGGCGGTTGGCTAAAAAACAACGAGAACAATTACTTGGGAACCTGCCGTGCTTTACACCCTTGGGTGGCTCTTGACGGTACGCAATACGTTGGAGTTGGCACACATTTAAAATACTATCTCTTAGAGGGTGGTGCCTTTTATGACATCACCCCTATTCGAGCAACCACGTCAGCAGGAGATGTAACATTTCTAACTGGTGCGGACACTCTTAATGGCGCAATAACTGCTGAAGCTGAAACCATTGTTTTAAACAGTGCAACCGGCTTTCCTCCTACGGGCCGCATAAAAATAGGCAGTGAGATAATAACCTATGCTGCTATATCATCCGCTACGTTGACCGGCTGTGCTCGAGGACAAAGTGGAACTACAGCGGCGACTCACTCAGACAGTGCCGCAGTTGGTTGCACAACCGTTAAGGTAACAGATTCAAACCATGGTGCATTGGACAACGACTTTGTAACATACACCGATGCAGCGGCCCTTGGTGGCAACATCACTGCTGCCGTTTTAAACCAAGAATACCAGATAATAACGATTGTAGACGACAACACCTACTTGATTGAGGCTCGATCTGTTCAAACTATGGCCGATATCACCACCACAAATGGCCTAGAACCGACGCTCGTGTTCTCAACCACCTCGGACAGTGGAACTGGCGGCTCGTCTACGGTAGGCGCATATCAGATTAACACGGGTCTTGACACAACAATCACCGGCAACGGGTGGAACGCTGGCTCTTGGGGCCGTGGAACATGGAACTCGGCTGCTGACCTTTCTATCGACGGGCAGACCCTACGAGTATGGAGCCATGACAACTTCGGCGAGGACTTGGTTATCAACCCAAGGGACGAAAGCGTGTATTACTGGGACAAAAGCGGGGGCACTGGTTCTCGGGCCGTGGTCCTCGGTTCTTTGTCCAACGCCCAGAGTCCACCTACCTCGGCAAAAATCGTTCTGGTGTCTGACAACGACCGGCATGTCATTGCATTCGGCTGTAACCCAGAGGGCTCTACAACTCAGGATCCATTGCTTGTTAGGTTTAGCAGCCAGGGTGCGGCTAACGACTGGGCGGCAACGGCAACAAACACGGCGGGTGATCTAACGATTGGCTCGGGCTCTGAAATCATTGCAGCGATAGAAACAAAACAACAGGTCCTTGTATTTACTGATGTATCGCTCCACGCCATGCAGTTCTTAGGGCCACCGTTTACCTTTGGTATCAGCGTAGTGTCAGAAAACATCACGATTGCCAGTCCACTAGCGGCGGTAAACATAGAAGACACAGTCTACTGGATGGGGCGCAACGAGTTCTATGCCTATGCTGGTACGGTAAAACGTCTCCCATGTACGGTTCGAGACTATGTGTTTGACGATATAAACATCTTCCAGTTAAGCAAGATCACCGCTGGAACCAACAGTGCGTTTGGAGAGATCTGGTGGTTTTACCCGTCTTCTTCCAGTCAAGAGAACGACCGATACGTTGTTTACAACTACATGGAGAACGTCTGGTCTTACGGAAACCTAGCTCGAACAGCTTGGTTGGACCGTGGTATCATCGATCTTCCACTGGTCGCGGCTCCTGATCACTTCTTATACAACCACGAAACAGGGTTTGATGACGGCAGCACCACCCCGCTATCGCCGATCACAGCCTACATCGAAAGCAGTCAGATGGACATGGGAGATGGCGACGAGTTTATCTTTATGAACCGCATGATTCCGGACTTGACGTTCAGAGATTCGACTGCGGACTCACCTTCGGCAACTATGACGTTGTCTGCTAGAAACTACCCTGGAGGTTTATACTTACAGTCACAGGCCAAAGCGGTTACACGCACGTCTACCACGCCGATTGAGCAGTGGACACAACAGGTTAACTTGCGACTGCGGGGACGAGCCTTCGCATTGAAGTTGGAAACCACGGGAGAAGGAGTTGGATGGAGGTTGGGTACGCCAAGGGTTGATATCCGAAGCGATGGACGTAGATAATGTCTCGTAATCTTAACAAACCATTCTTTGCAAATCCCCCTGCCGAGTATGATCAATCGTACATGGCAGACTTAATACGATCATTTGCCATTTACTTGGAGCAAATGCAGAACCCTGGAGAGGGCCGTCACACACGGCTCGTGCTTACAGACTTACCTTTAAGTGACCAAGGGTTAGAGGTTGGCGGACTGTTTCAGTACCGAGACGCTGCGGGTTTAATGGGCGTTGTCAGGATAACGGTAGCCGATCAACCGAATCTTTTAGGAACATCTGCAACAGGTGCAGTAGGTTCAGTTACGGTGACAACATGAAGACTAGAAGTTTTAAAGAAGTTCTGTTACGTTGGTTTCAGTTATTGTTAGGTGAAAAACTATGGGCATAGGTTCTATACTTGGAGGTATAGCTGGGCTGTTAATCCCTGGTGGTAACGCTTTGTTTTCATCTATCGGTTCTGGGTTAGGTTCTTTGCTTATAGACAAGGAAAGCCCAAAGGACGCAATTAAGAATGCTTTGTTTGCAGGATTAGGGGCCAAGATCCTCGGTCCAAGTATTGTAAAAACAGCGGCGGCTCAAAGCGCAACAAAAGGTTTAGCTCGTTTAGGCGTAGGAACGTCAGCAGGAATAGAAAGTGTCTTGGGCGCAGCGGCACCAGCAGCGGTAGCAGCAAATACTCCAGCGATAGCAGGAGGACTTTCTGCGGGACAACTTTACGGAGGACTTGCTGCGGTAGGCGCAGTTTCTGACATGGTGCGCAAACCAAACCAAGGAACACCGAAGTTTTTCTCTTACCACACGGGTACTCCGTTTGACACTATGGAAGAAGCCAGTGCCGAAGATCGAAGGTTTGAGCAAAAAATGGGATTTAGTTATCCCATGGGACAAATGCCCCAGCCAACTACTCCATTCGCCCAAGGTGGATATATAGAGGGACCAGGAACAGGGACCAGTGACTCGATTCCTGCTGTGATTAAACAAGATGGCGTTCCTGTACAGGAAGCAGCACTATCAGATGGCGAGTTTGTTATGACAGAGGCGGCGGTAAAAGGCGCTGGAAATGGTGACCGAAAACAAGGAGCTGCAAACATGTATGCCATGATGAGAGATTTTGAGAGAGGGCAAGCGTAATGGCCGAACAGTATACCAACACACAGGTTACGGACATACCAGAGTATATGAAGAAGTTTCAGACTACGTCTGATCCTAACTACACCGGTATTCTTGACGAGGCGATGCGGCAATACAGAAGCCGAACGGGTAATCTCACCGACCAACAGCTTGCCGATTTACAGATGCCGATGCGTCAGGTTGCAGGACGAACACCGCTCCAGCAACAAGGAACCGCGTTAGCACAACAGGGCGTTGGCGCTTATATGCCTATGCTTCAAGAGGGCGCGTACACTGTTGGCTCTGGTGTGCAAAGTCTTGCTGGTGCAGGGGACTTAGCAGGCGGTGCCTATCAGGGTGCAATACCCTACCGTGATTTTGCTGTGGGACAAATGCAACAGGCTATCCCACAGATCCAAGAGGCGGGTGCTCGTGGGGAGTTAGCTGCCGCAGGTGGTGCTCTTGGCATTGCAAGTGCTGGTGGCTTGGGACAACAGGCAGGATTTGATTCTGGAAGAAATATTATGCAAGCTGGTCAACAGGCTGGAAGTTTTGGTCAGTACGGCATGGACGCGGCTCAAGCGGGCATCGCAGGACTGCAAGGATCAGCGGCAGAGTTCGATCCGTCCTCGATTACTAACTATATGAACCCATATGAACAGTCTGTTATTGATTCAGCGTTGGCTGACGTGGCTCGTGCTGGACAGAAACAAATGGGGCAACTTGGTGCAAGTGCCGTTAGCTCTGGAGCCTTTGGCGGAGCACGTCAGGGAATTGCAGAGGGTGAAATTTCTCGCAACATACTAGAACAACAAGCTAAGACTGCGGCTGGGTTACGTCAGGCAGGGTACGAAAGTGCAGCCAAACGAGCACAAACTGCATACGAAGCAGCTAAAGGTCGTCAGCAAACAGGTGCCTCGCTCACCGGACAACTTGGTCAAGCAGGTGCTGGCACAGGATTACGGGCCACGCAACTTGGTATGGGAGCGGCTCAACAAGCGGGTGCCGCACAGATGGCAGGCGCAAGAATGGGCATGCAGGGTGCACAACAGGCAGGGCAGATGGGTCTTGCTGGAGCACAAATGGGCATGCAAGGCGCAGGGCAAGCGGCTGGTCTTGGTCAGCAAGTCGGACAGATGGGACAACAATACGGACAACTTGGACTAAGCACTGCGGGTCAGATGGCTGGAGTTGGTCAAGGTCTTGGCTCACTGGGCATGCAACAGGCACAGCTTGGAGAAGCGGCACAGGGTCTCAACCTCAACGACATCAACACTCTTCAAGCCATGGGTCAGCAAGAGCAGAGCCAAGCACAAAGAGAGATGGATGCGATGTACGCCAACCAGTACGCTCAGTATCAGCAGCCGATGCAGGAGTTGGGTTTCTACTCAGATATCTATCAAGGTATGCCGATTGGGCAGTCAACTTACTCACAAAGAACAGAGCCATCGCCAAGCACCCTTTCTCAGTTGGGTGGGTTAGCGACTGGATTGTACGGAATGTACCGAGGACAGTAACGTAAGGATTTGTTATGAACGTAGAAAACCGAAAACTGTTTAGGAACAAAGATGCTCGAGCTAGGCTTGCAGGCATGGGTGGGATTATAGCATCCTCCCCTGAACTCTTGGGCACAGTGCAGAAGTTTTCAAATGGCAGTAGGGAAGTGGTTCAAGCGCAATCTAGAACTACTGGATTTGATGAGTCAAGAGGGCTAACAGAAAAAGATCTTCAGATGGCAATAATATCTGATTACCGTGTATATATGAAAATGAAAAAATCAAATCCAGATTCTCGTTTTTACAACATGCCACTTAATGAGTTTGAAGATCGAGTAAAAGATGCTTTAATTAAAAAATATGCTGGAGGTGATCGAGCATATGGTGAAAGTTTAATTAACAATGCTATTGGAGAAATTGCTCCCGAGCAAATAGAAAATTACGAGTTGGATGTACGATTTACGGGCCCTGGTCCACGGGACATAAGGCCCTCTACTGGCTTGCCTTTTGATCAACAGACATTATTTCGTGATCCAAACCAAGCCGCCGCTGTAGCTCAAGACTTTGTTGCTATGCCCGAGGTGGCTACGCAATCTAATATGGCTCCGTCAATGGTCGAAACGGCCCCTGTCTTATCTCAACCCAATGTTTCATCCGATACTTTTGCTTCTGAATTAATGATCGATCAACAAGCACGAAGGCCCACGGTCGGAAAAAACCCAAATGCATTAGATGCTCCATCTGAGGAGACAGGTATTTCTTCATTACCTCAAAGTGCTCCAGCGCGTGAAGGAAGTGCAGTCAATACGTTTATGCGTAATTTGTTTTCCCCTGTTGGCGATGCAATGCGTAACAATCCTTTACGAGATGCCATTACAACGGGCCGAAATACTATGGCTGAAACCCAAAAACAAAAAGATCTTCAAGAGTTTTTTTCTGAAACTCTTGCAAATCAACAATTAGCAATGCCTGGAGGGTCTATTCCAAGACCTGGACCTGGAGAAAGAGAAAGTTTTGAAAATTATTTAACTCCAGAGTCTATGCGAAAAGCTGAAACAATTCAGGTTGGAAACATGCCGTACTTGTATGATCGAACATCAGGAACAGCTTACCGAGTGGACGGGGCTCCTATTACAGATTCAGAGCAAGCCTCCGTAGATAATGTTTTAAAGTCGGATCAATCAATAGAGATGTTGCAGGCTCCTATTGAAGCAAGTCAGCAAGTGCAAGACAAAAAAATTACAGGGTCAACGCCGTTGCCGTTCTTGCGTGTAGGATCGCAAGAAGACTTAGTCTTTAACATGGATCCCAGAAAAACAACATTTAGACAACGCGAAAAGGAAAGACAAAAGTTAGAGGATTTAAAAAATAAACCTCTTGTAACTGAAAAAGATGTTGGTCCACAAGAACCTCTTGTAACTGAAAAAGAAATTCTTGTAACTGAGAAAGAAATTAAAGACCCCGATGCCGACGATCCTAGAAAAAAACTATTGGGCGCAGAAGGGTACGGAGCAATAAGTCTTTCCAACGTAGAAAATACATCGGTTACACCAGGTGATCCTGAAGCAACAACCTTAGACTTTATATCAAACGCTTTAGGTGAACCAAGCGACGATCCAAAAAAGAATGTCAAAAGTTATGAAGCACAGTTTAGAGAGATGCTTGGTATCAAGGACAAGGATAAAGCCAAAGAGATGTGGCACAACTTGTCAATGATTGGTTTTGCCATAGCCGCAGGTCGAGATCCAAGTGCCTTAGCTAACATCGCACAAGGCATGCTTGAGGGCACGAAGATGATGAAAGCGGACCGAGACGCTGAAAGAAAACTTGATCAAGACATTGCTTTGTTGGCTCTTTCAGAACGCAACAAGGACAAGAGACTTGCTGCTCAATTATCAAGTCAAGAAACAATTGCTGAAATGAAAAAAACGTCTGGGTTTAGAAATTCTAGGAACCCAGACGAATTTGCACAAAACCAATACGACAATGCTTTTAAACAGTATGGTGAAGCCGTGCTAGACGTGCTTGGAGGAAGAAAACCACCTGCTGATGCATTGCCTGGGGAGACTCAAGAGCAGTATGCAGCGCGAAAAGGAAATTTAGCACGAGCTTACGCAGTTGGACTGCTTGATTCAACAGAAGGTAATGACACAGCAACTGAATCCTCTTCTGTTACCGCTGAAGCCGATCCTAAAATAATAGAGCAAATTAAAGAGGCAAAAAAAACAGGTTCTTCTGATGAAAAAATTAAAGAACAACTTATAGAAAAGGGGCATGACCCGAAAGCATATGGATTGTAAAGATGGCAGAAGAAAACCCGTTTAGCCTATACGTTCCTCCTGAAGTTGCAGAAGAAAACCCGTTTAGCCTATACGTTCCTCCTGAATCTAAAGATCCTAACGAAAAAGGTGTGTTTCAAGACATTGGTCAAGGACTTGGGGCGGGTGTTATTAACATCGGACAAGGAATCACGGAGCTGGGTGCTGCGGGTTTAGATGTTGTGTTTGACACAGACACCAGTCGTGATGTTACCGAGTTCTTTGAAGGTACAAAAGAAGCTTTAAATTTAACGCCTACTGGAACAGCAGGAAAAGTAGCTGAAGGTATTGTAACTTTTGGCTCTGTAGCTATTCCTATTGTAGGTTGGTTGGGTCGAGCAAACGCTGTAGCTAAAGGAGCAAAGGTTATTCCTGGGGCCAGTAAGTTTGCAAAGTCAGCCGAAGCCTTTGGTCGTTCTACTACAGGGAAAGCATTACTCGGCAACAGACTTAAACTAGCTGCATCTACTTCTTTAGCTACTGGTGCAGCGGATGTGTTTGTTGCACCTACTACGTTTAATACCGTGTCCGATAGTTTTGATGCACTTCCAGATTTTTTAAAAACAGAAGAGGACGTAGGGCTTTCTGGATCCGAAGAAGGGTTTCGTCGGCTTCGCAATAAGTTTCGTTTTGGAGTTGAGGGTGTAGCCGCAGGTGCCGCAGTAGAAACAGCTTTTCCTGTCATTGGTGCCGTAGCTAGAGCCCCCGCATATGTCCCTGGTGTTCCACAAGCAGCACGTCTTATCACTTCAGGGTTTGATAAACTTGGAAACAAATTATCAGGCGGTGCACTTCAAAAATACTTTACCTCCGCAGGACTAATGCCTCGAGAACTTTACGAAGGAGTAGAAGATGTAAAGGGGGTTGTTGCCTCAACTACTCGTGAAGCGGCCAAAAAGTTTATTGCTTTTGAAAAAGCCGCAAAGAAAACGGTTAAGGCGTCTAAACTGTTTGGCAAAGGAAAAGAAGGTATAGATAAAGTTTACACGGATCTTCACAGATATTTGATTGGGTCAATGAAAGAGGATGATTTTGTTAAAGCACACGGAGCAGAAGTTGGCAAAGCTGCTGTTGACATGCGTGGTCAAATAGATGGTCTTACTGACATCTTTATGAAAAATATAGAAGATGTACCAGAAAGCGTGTTGAACGCTGGCGCTAAACAAAAATTAATAAATGAATTTGCTTCTAATCAAGGCAAGTATTTACGACGTATGTATGAAATACATTTGAATCCTGAAAAATTCCTTAAAGATGGGTTAGATAAAAAGTTGTATGACGATTCAGTTAAAGAAGTAGCGGGTTTAATCCAAGACAAAAGTGGTCTTGTGGGTGATGAACTTATTACAGAGGCTACAAAAGTTGTAGATCAGACTTTGTACAAGCAAACTACTGAAGGAGGCACAAATCTACAAGATGCTCTTAAAAAACTAAAGGGAGGTTTAAAAAAGGGAAACAAAGGAGCAAACGGTCAACCTGTTCCCTTGTTTAAAATCGCTCAAGGTATGTTGCAACCTCGGTTAAAATGGATGGATGCGGCTCCTACTCTTAGAAAACTTATGGGAGAAGTTAACGATCCCAAAAAACTTTACCTTCGCACGGTGGGAGACATGTCCACGACGCTCGCGGCAAACCAATTTTACCGTCAGTACGCTAACACTTCATTAAGTTTAGATGATGCTATAGCAGCCATAAACAGAAACCCTAATGCAAAACCTTTAGCTATTGATGGACGCACTGTTAGCCCAGAACAAGCAGAGATTTTAAAACAAAACGGATACACCCAGCTTGGAGAGTTTCCAGATTTAGCCAAACAAGCAAAGATGACCGATGCAGAAAAGGCTTTTGGTGGTCAGTTTGGTGCAATGACGGGGTCGTTTGTTCCAGTGGAAGTTAAAGAGGGTTTTACTATCGCGTCTCGAGTTCAAGATCCTTTGCAAGAAATACTAGCTGTTACGCTACAGGCTAAAGGTTTATCTCAGATGACTAAGACTGTGTTAAATCCTTTGTCTCATATTCGTAACTTTCACTCTGGCGTATTCATGCTTGGAGCCAACGGCAACGTGGCTCGGGACATGAACCTTGCTGAAAGTGCTCGTTTAACAGTCGGTCGATTGCTTGACATGGAAGATGCAGAGTTTGCTAAGACTTTTAATACCCTACAGAAAGCTGGAATTGTTGATCAAAACTATGTTGTAAACGAATTTCAAGCGTTGTTAAGAGAAGGTGCTGATCTTAAAGTTGCAGGAAAAGTTTCTGACGGCACTACATCGTTGCTAAAAAGTATTCCATTTGCTTCATCCTTGGCTAAAGGTGCACAGAATGTGTACTCTGGCACAGATAATTTCTGGAAGACAGTAGGATTTTCGGGAGAAAAGGCTAAGTTTACCAACGCTATTCGCCGTGGAATAGAAGGTACAAGTGCAACGATGGACGATGTTGCTGAAGAGTTTAGTCGTTCGGGTCTAGCAGCTCGAACCACGGAACTTACAAAAGACATGGACTTCATGGACTTGATGTCTGCGGACATTGTAAAGTCAACAATGCCTACATATAGTCGTGTGCCTGAGTCTATTAAAATGATTCGTCGTATACCTTTTATTGGTAACTTTGTGGCGTTTCCTGCGGAAATTATGAGAACCACTACAAACATCACGCGACAAGGTATGCGCGAGTTAGGGTTTAAAATAGACCCAAGCAGCGCATTAGCTAAAAAACTTGGTCCTCAAAAAGTTAAAGAGTTTGAACGTCAAGTCAGAGCCATTGGAGCCAAAAGATTAAGCAGTTATATTGGCATGGCATACATGGTTCCTCTTGGCGCACAAAAGGCAGCAATGGAACTAACTGATTTTAGTCAAGAACAAATGAATGCGTTAGAAAGATTAGCTCCATATTACACAAAAGGTGATACTCTTGCACCTATTCGCAGTGAAGATGTAAACGGTAAGCCAAAAGTAGATTACGTTAATCTGTCTTACATGATGCCCTATGACTTTATGATGGCTCCTGCTCGTGCTGCAATGCAAGCGTACTCTGAAACAGGAGAGGTTTCAGACTCTCAAATGAGAATGATAGCAGAGTCTATGCAGGCCGCAGTATTAAAAGCTACCCAACCGTTTGCTTCAGAAGCGTTGCTTGCAGAACGTATTGCTGACGTAGTCGTCCGGAACGGTGAAACAAAAACAGGAGCCTCAATATTTATTAAAGGAGAAAATCCAGTAGATCGTGCACAGAAATCAGCCCTCCACATTTTAGGGGGTTTTACTCCAGGGGCATTTGAAATGTTGATCAGAGAACGCCGTGGAGAACTGGAAGCAGGACGATTAACAAAAGCTGTGACCGGAGATCCAAGTCTTTATGGAGAAGAGTTTAGTGCAGCAGAAGAAGCTGCAAGCATGGTTACAGGTTTTCGTGAATTACAAACGGATCTTGATAAAAACTTTTATTACAGAGGTGCAGAGTACACAGGAAAAAGATCATCTCTTCGTTCAAGTTTTACTGCGTTTGCAAAAAGAAATGACGTTACTCCAGAAGATATTTTGGCTCGATACAAACAAGCGAATCAAGATCTTTTGTCTGCACAAGCTAGTTTAACCGCAGATATGAAAGCCGCAGAAGCATTAGGTTTATCTGAAAATCAAATTATTCAACAACTTTCTGTAAAATCTAAAATGGGTCGAGACGAATTAGGCGCAATCTTATCTGGAAAATTTAGACCAATCACTATAACCAAGCAGTTAATTGAAGATATAATGATGGAGTCTATAGAAGGTCAGGCTAGAGTAACAACAGCAGAAAACTTGCCAATTGACAAACTTATTGATCTGTCAATTGAGTTTTCTCAAATTAATTTAAATCCTAAAGTTAGATCACCACAACCTAATGTGGTATCAGAAGACAATCCGTTTCCACCGTTTGTTCCTAGTCAACCACAAGCCGTGGTCCAACAACCACAAGCCCAACCCACTGAATCATTCATTGCCCCTGTAACTGAGGCAGTCAGTGGAGCGGTGGACACGGTCAGTGATATAGGTGGAAACCTGTTAAACAGAGCACGGACCTTGGCCCCTGGTCTTTTAGGGGATCCTAAGAACCAAGCAATCGTGGATCGAGCACAAACGAATCAGTGAGTTTCAATCGTTAACTTAATACCGTTGCCCCCAAACAAACGAACCATCTCGTCTGCTGCGGCTTCGGCCTCTTCTATTATCTTATCGTCGTCTGTCATAGATGCTAGGTTCAAGGACATTCCAACGAAGTCCATGAGAGCCTTAACTTGCATAGGGTGCATCTGTCTTAGCCCGAGGCTTGGCATATCTGGTTCTATCATTCTATTTCTCCCCAATCATCTTGGATATCTACGTCAATTTTAGATGGCACCTTGAGCTCTACGCCTGTCTCCATGATATTTTTAATTTGTTCCGCTTGCTCTGTGCCATCTATGTTAAAGCATAACTCATCATGGACCGTGAGCATAGGAGTATGTCCCGCGTTGTAGCAATCAAGCATCGCTTTTTTAGTCTGGTCTGCTGCCGATCCTTGGATCAATCTGTTTAACGCCTTGTAAGTAAACGCTCTTCTGATCCCCGTGCCGTTGATCCCTGCATATTCTGTCAGGGCTTCGTCGTAGGGTAGAGGTTTGCCTGCACCAAACTTGGTGGGTTCCCAGAGATGAAACCGGCACTTGCGGCCCAAGAGTGTACGGATCTGCCCGTTGCCAGCGGCTCGTCGAGACGCCATCTCGGCTAGGGCTTTAACAAACGGCACCTTGTTACGGTGCTGGGACAGAAGTTCTTTTGCCGTCTCTGGCTCCACATCTATCTGGTCTGCCAGTTTACCCACGCCCATGCCGTACATAATCCCCAGGTTCACGGCCTTTGCTTCCTTACGGGTGATGCTTGCTAAGTCTGCCACCATCTGGTGCAGGTCTACATCTGAGTTGTTGTACTCGTGGACGATTTCATCAAGCAGGTCTTGGCGTGGCATGTCCCCAACGCTGGCCGCAAAGTGCACCAAGAGCCTTGGTTCTTGGCTCGAGTAATCGAACGACCCCCACTTGTAGCCCTCGTCTGGTACAAACAAACCACGGATTAACTTCTTGATGTCCTTGTCCCTTGCAGGAATCTGCTGGAGGTTTGGGTTTGACGATGAGAACCTGCCCGTGACAGTGCCTCCCTCGTCCCTTCTGGTAGAGTGCAACTCGGTGTGAATACGTCCGTTGTGCTCGTGCCGCAGGATGCTATCGATAAATGTAGAGTCAGCCTTGTCGAACTCACGGAGCTTGACTAACTGCTGGCAGATCTCGGACGGGTGGCTGTTGAGCCATGCCTTGGTAAACGATACAGCACCCTTCTCGGTCCTTGGGTAGTTCAGTCCTAGCTTGTCAAACATCTTGGCTATCGAGGCAGACGCCCAGATATCTACGTCTAATCCTGATGTCGTCTTTATAGACTGACGCAGTTCCTTGGTCTTTGCACGAATGGACTTCTTGTTCTTATCCGCTTTGTCCAAGTCCACCCGCACTCCCTTGGTTCTCATGTCTAGCAAGCAGGGTATTAGGTCAGTCTCTATGCCCCATATGCCCCACAGTTCTTGGTCTTCAAGTTCAACCTTCAACGCTTGCCACAGCTTGAGCGTAGCTACAGCATCGCGCTCGGCGTAGGCTCCCACATACATAGGAGGAAGTTGCCACATCTCTGCCTTGGGATCGATGCCCCATGCCTTGGCCGCAGCCTTCAACAACTTCTCGTCCTTGCGGATTCCAGCGTAGTCTCGAGCCATAGCGTCAAGGCCAAAGGACCAACGGTTCTCGTCCACCAATGCACCAGTAATCATAGTGTCAATGATCTTGCCTTTGATCTCTACGCCCTCTGCCCGCATCCAGCCCGCATCATACGTTGCATTGTGCATGATCACATGCATGTCAGGCACGTCCATCTGTTGGCCCAACCACCGCATGGCTATCTTGGCATCCAAGTTGTGGCCGTTCTCGTGTCGAATCGGGAAGTACCCTTGGTATTCTCCAGCCGCAACAGCGATGCCTATGATATGTCCGTCCTTGCGTGACCAACCTGGGCCCAAGGTCTTGATGTTCGGATCCTTAGTTTCAAGGTCTACAGCCACCTCTTTGTACCCTGTTAGATCAGGGAACTCCGTGGGTATATTCCAGTCTTTATCCACCAGGTTCAACTCTCCCTTGAACTCATGGTGCAAATCGCTACCAAACAAACTAGCCATCCTTTTTATTCATCTTTCTTTTTACTGCTTCGACTTCTCTCAGCGTGTCGATGTCTATGCCAAGATTGTCTAGTTCTTCGCTTTTTCCAGAGAACTCTCCTCCAAGAGCGGAATAACCAACTTTATCCAGCCACGAGTCCTCATGGCTTATGGTTTGTAAAAGACGGGCCGTCTTCACCCAGTCCATCATTAGGATAACATGTTGCTCCGTCAGGTAGCCGTGGCTTAATAAAGCCCCATTCATTATGACGTTCCATCCATTGGCAATGCGGCTGTGGTTTTCAAACGCATCGCCGTAGTCCTTGGCGCGTTGTCCATTGATAAGTTCTTTTGACTTATCTAAAATTTCATCACGTTTCATTTTGTAGTCTCCAGTTTATTAGGTCGCCTCTTCGGGCGAAGGCTGCTCTCTAGTGGTCTTGGTCGATTGTAAGAATAGAATACATGCTGATCTATCCGCACTATCCTATATAACTTTCTACGCCACACCGGACGCACTCTTGTAGTGTGGTAGTGGTCCGCGTCACTGTAAGGTAAGATCCCATGATCCTCGATGATCTGCTTTGCTAAACTCCTAGAGTTCTGCCACGCATCTTGGTCCTTGGTGTTTGGTACTTTTCCATTCCTTACAAACGAAAACTGTTGGTCCTCCATGACCACGCCACATACGGACGAGGGCCATCGCTTAGACTCCACTCTGTTTATTATAACCCTCGCAACCATAAGCTGGGCTTGTCGGGATTCTCCTCGCGCTTCATGGTATAAAGCCAACGCGAGACACATTGATGCTATCATTATATTGTGTACCTGTATTTGTTGTCCGATTGTAGGATGTAAAGCCTATGTCTGGCCCTTGTTACTCCAACGTAGAACGCTCGATGTTCATCGTCTTGGTGCTTTGACTCGACACATGCTTTGGTCGAGGCCGTGTAAACTACGCAGTTGTCATCCTCGCCACCTTTCATAGCGTGGAACGTAGATATCTTAATCCTTGGCGGAGACAGAAGGTCCTCGCCCCTCCGTTCTATTGCCGCAATGTACCGACGCATGCTCTCCGATACTTTCAATACGTCATAGGCCGCGTAGTTTGCACCACGCAGAAGTCCGTAGTCCGCCATCAACGTGTCCATGCCCACCTCTGCATCAGGTGCTAGAGCATCAAGTAATTTAGTAGCCCCACGTTTTACAACAGCGTCTTTTCCCTGCTTGGGTAACCCAGAGTACAGTTTCTTGATACGATCCACCCCAAGCTTCTTATCCTGGCACAACTCGTCCCAAGCCATAATGTTTTCTACCAACTTCTCAGATATACTGGGTCTGCCCTTGACCGAATACTTAAACCCTGTGTTAGAAAACCACTTCGCCAACTCTCGAACGTAGGTGTTTGTACGCGCCATCACGGTCCATGATCCCTCGGTAAAAGGAATGCTGTCCATATGTTGAACGTACTCTACCTCTCCTGTTTCCTCTCGAGGTAAAAATGTTTTAGAAGCACGGTCCTTGATCCTCTGAACAATACCCCTCGCCAACCGGTGTACGTCATGTGGTATGCGGTATGACTGCGTTAACACCTCTACATCTGTGGAGGAATCAACAAACAATTTAACATCCACCCCTGTCCAACGGTGCACGGCTTGGTCATCGTCTCCCGCAATAATTGTTTTGTCGGAGAACTCAGCCAGTTTCTCGGCCATCTTCCACTGCAACGGTGTGAAGTCTTGAGCCTCATCAATAAACAGATAGTCCAAGTGGGGCGGCTCCCCGATCTCGATGTACTTCTCAATCATATCAACGAAGTCATACTTATTTAAAGTTCTTTTATACTCATCAATCTGCTTGGCTACCTGCGTTAATTTAAACGAATGCAGATCTCGGTTGGCTGTTTGATTGAACTCTTTGTTCAATGAAATCATACGATACCGAGAACGAATAATCATCTGTAGGTACTGAGCTCCTGATCCACCAATCGTAGGAAGAGTTATCCCATCATCGATGCTGGTCTTGTCTTCCCCCTCAAAATTTAATCCTACGGCCTCTCCAATAACTTTATAGTCTGCCATCTGCATTACGTCTTGCGACTGCAAGCCTAGCCCGTTGTACCCAAACGAGTGGCTCGTTCTCATAAACGGAAAGTCTGAAGGCTCTAATGAGAACTCCGCACATGATCGAGTAACCATCTCTTCAATAGCCTTACGAGTAAACGATATCACACCAATGCGTGACGGGTGCGTCCCCAATTCCAATGCGGCTTTGATCTCTTGAATCAAACGATAGGTCTTACCGCAACCTGGAGGTCCTAGTATAAGTTTAGAGTTGGGGATCATAGGTCCTTGCCCCTTGGTCTGGAGTTCACCCAGTCTTCAATCTCCGTCAGTACCCAGCGGCTAGACGAACGCTTGTTGTTCTCGTCCCCCAGTACAATCGGCTGCGGGAAGTCTGCCTTCTGAGCCGACAGTTTATAAATGTATGACTTGGATACACCCAACATACGGGCAACCTCTCCTACACGGAGAAGTCTATTAGAAGGGTATGTCATCGCTCATCTCCTTAATTGGTAATTCAATTTTGTTTTCTTCAAACGAGGGTATGTACCAGCAACGAATTGTGCTTTTGGTATTGTCTGATCTCCGAATGTTCTGGTGAACTGAATCTCCCCCTAAATCTCTGATCATCTGGATCAAGTGTCCACGGTTATCTACCTTAAACCTGCGGTGGTGCAGGAAATCGATCAAGCCCTCTAGTTTAAACTTGGTTGTGTTGCCATCGGTCCACGGCTTGCCCATCTCTAGTTCTTCTGGAGCCATGGCTCTAATCTGGCTGGTGCAGTATGATTGAAGGTGATCTTTAAACTGGCCTTTGATCGTGGCTTCTTCTGGCACGTCTAGGTATGTAGCAGACTGCATCATAAGGTTGATCATAACCTGCCACTTCTGAGGTTTAACTGTCGGAGGCATAATATTCATCTGCTCCATGCAAGCACGTTGCCATAGCACTTGGTTCTGCAACTGCTCTGTTGTTAGTTGGATCCGAGAACCATCCACGTCCATGAAATAAACACGGGGCTCTGACAAGAGTATTGTCAGGCCCCCGACCACTGGTGCATCAGGTGCATCCTTGCCAATCCCAAACTTACGAACCGCACACAGCACTGGATCACAGTAACTTTTAAACGGTTCGTCTTTGCAGGTGTAGCCCCAGTCCTTTTTGGTCAGGGACTTTCTGAGGTTCAATACCTCATGTGAAGGCAAAGGCTCTGAGCATAAGGTTCGGTTGTCCTCCTCCAACCTGGCCTCCCAGTCGTCGTTAAATTTTAGCTTGTTGTACACACCGCACATAAACATAGTCTTGTTGCGCTCGTCCGTGATCGGACCTTCGGCAAACAAATGTTCCAAGCACGGAGGACCATCGGTGAAATGCTTGCGCTCCCCTGCAAACTTCATCCCTTCAAGATCCGCTAACGAAACACGCGCCTTGTCTACCGCATCAAGGAACTCGTCTAGTTCTAACGCTTCCGTCTTTTTGTTAAAGCAATACCTCTGGGTCAGTTCGGCTTTGAAGTAAGGCATGTTAATAAAGTTGCCCACATCTCCACGCTCGGCAATAATCGTATCCTGCTTGGGGAATATCTCGCAGCCACTGTGGCCCAGCGCAATCGACATCTCTGATAAGTAATCTCTAATCTGTGCTGCTGATTCCCAATCCTTCATAAATAAATAAAGATGAGCACCTCCCGACTTGGACCGGCAGTGCATCAACGGCAACTTCATCTTTTGTATCTTAGCTTGGAGTTCGTCGTGGTTAAGATCATATACATCTATATCCAAGCATCCAAACTGACACTGGTTCTCATCGTTGATTGGAATAGCACCAACACCTTGGTCCCCATCAATGTGCGCTTGTACAAGTTCCTCGGTCAACGGCTCTCGGATTATTCGGCTCTGTGATTCGGCCTTTCCATTACGCCCTACGCGACCAACGATTGTTGTACCATGTGCGTTTCTCGCCCCTGCAAAGGTGGCAAGTAGTCTCTTTGCTTGTGACATTTACTGCTCCCTTAGTGATTAAAAAGGGACGCACCGTGTCCAAAAGTGCGTCCCCCTCAAAGCTGCAACCTAAAACGGGATGTCATCATCCACAGGTTTGGAGTCGGAAGTGGAGCTACCTTCCTCCGATACAGCCTTTGCTTCACCTGCGGCCACACTATCACGAAACGCTTTGGCCTCAAGCATAAGATCACGGTCCTCGATCAAGCCAAGCTTCTCAATCGAAAAGTTAAACCATGATCCTTGGTCATTGCTTTCTTCAACAGTAGTAAACTTCCACTGTGTAGCAAACAAAGGTGGTGTGATCATTGCACCAGTCTTCGGGTGCTTGATCTTTTGCATGGCAATCTGAGTTTTCCAACGTCGGCTAACCTTCAGTTGCGTAGACTTCATGTCAATCACAACAGGTTGGCTGATGCCATCCTCGTCAATCACCAAGCAGTAATGTTGATCCGACTTCACCAACTCGTTGCCTGTGGGCAGGATTTCTTTTGAACCCTGACGCTCAGTTCGTTGAAGAACAGGATCTGTTGGCGGTATTTCACCACGGAACCCACCACCTTGATCGCGTGGTGTGAACTCAAGATACTTAGTAGTCTGGTAGCAAGGGATTACAGTGAGCCCCTTGTCCCCACCAAAGAACTGACCAGTGACAGTATTAAACATGTCCCCCTGCTCTGCGCCCTCGATGTAGTCAGCCTCACGTTTCTTCAACTGAGGTGACATCGCCTGGAGTACACGGACGAACGGGATTTGCATCTCGCTGCTGTCAAATGATGCGCCTTCACCCGCGAACTCTAGGATGTCGTCCATGACATCCGTTGCTACTGCTGTTTCTTTTGCTTTTGCTACTGCGTTAGCCATTATGCTTTCCTCTTTATCTGTGCTGTGTTGTTTACAAATGCCCCGAACATATCGAGATCGATTGGTTTACCATCCGTGATGCGCTCCTTAACGAACGCCTTCAATGTAGATGGATGTACATGGGTCTTGGTACTTGGATCAAACCCCCGATCCTTGAGCAGTCCGACCACGTCACCTGCTTGATTGTCTTGGCCCTTACCGAAAGACAAGACCACATCATTCTTGATGATGTCATCCAAATGGTTTTCGCGTAGCCAAGTGTATGCCTCGTCTCTCCGATCAACGGGGATCGATGCGCTAACAACCATCCTTCGTTCCACGGTAAGCCCGTCAACATCCAAACGCTCTACACCCATCTCGTCCATGAGAGCTGGTATGTTTTCCACAGAGAGTTTGTGCTTCTCTTGTTTTAATGATTTAAGATGTGTCTCCGCATCAGCAATCTGATCTTCTACTCCACGGAGTGTACGAACCAGTTGGCTAAGTTGCTTGCCGGTTCCTACGTCAATGTTCGATACGGCACCTGCCTCATCGAATAAGTCTTCAAAGATATCGTCCATAAAAGTTTTTCCTCTTCAGGGTTGATTTATCCGGTAGCCTCGTGCTATCCGTACTGTAGACAATAGTGGAGCTATGTAATGACTGTCAAGTTAAATTTTAAATTAAAACCATTTGACCACCAGGTAGATGCGTTAGACTACGGTTGGAGCAAACCAGAGTTCGGCCTGTTCATGGAGATGGGAACTGGTAAGTCCAAGGTTCTCATCGATAACATGGCGATGCTGTACTTAGATGGGCAGATTAACTTCGCCTTGGTTATTGCACCCAAGGGCGTGTACCGCAACTGGGTAGCCAAAGAAATCCCCGAACATATGTCAGATGACATACCCCATAGGGTGATTCGCTGGGTATCTGGCCCCAACAAAAAACAAAAAGAAGAGATGCGCTCGGTCCAAGATACGTTCGAGGGACTGACAATCTTTGTAATGAATGTCGAGGCATACTCCACAATCAAGGGCCAGAAGGCAGGGCAGTGGATGGCTCGGATGCTTGGTTCCCATGGCATGATTGCAGTGGACGAATCAACGACAATCAAAAACCACAAAGCAAAACGCACCAAGTCCCTGATGAAGATAGCCGCTGGCTTCAAGTACAAGAGGCTGTTGACTGGATCTCCCATAACCAAAAGCCCAATGGATATCTATTCGCAGTGCGAGTTCCTCCGCCCTGGGCTCTTGGGTTTTGAATCATACTACGCATTCCAGGGACGGTATGCAGTAGTGCAACGCAGAAAGATGGGTGCCGCTGCTTTCCAACAGATCGTAGGGTTCCGCAATCTTGATGAGCTTACCCGAAGAATAGACATGTTTTCCTTTCGTGTGCTCAAAAAAGACTGCCTCGATCTACCCGAGAAGATATACACCGCCCGTTATGTGGGCATGACCCCCCAACAATTTGATATGTACGAACAGATCAGACGCCATGCTATGGTGCTGTTGGACAGTGGCGAGATGTCCACGGCTCCCGCTGTAATCACCCAGATGCTACGACTCCAACAGATTATGTCAGGGCACCTCAAAACTGATGACGGTGACATGTTGTACTTCCCATCCAAAAGAATGGATGCGCTTGAGGAGATCATCAACGAGCATGACGGCAAAGCAATCATCTGGTCACGGTTCCGGTACGATATCCAACAGATCACAGAGACACTCAACAAGAAGTTTGGGCAGGGATGTGCGGTGTCATACTATGGAGATACGTCTGACGATGATCGTGCCAATGCAGTTCTTAACTTCCAGAACCCCGACCACCCGCTCAAGTTCTTCGTTGGCAACCCAGCAACCGCTGGATACGGACTGACTTTGACGGAAGCAAACCTGGTGGTATACTATGCTAATGACTTCAACCTTGAAACACGGATACAGTCAGAGGATAGAGCCCACCGTATTGGACAAAAGAACAACGTAACATACATCGATCTGATCTGTGAGGGCAGCATTGACGAACGTATCGTCAAAGCCCTTCGTGCTAAGATAGATATAGGAGCAAAAGTTTTAGGAGAGGATGCAAGAGAATGGCTAAGTCTGAAACCCACGATGAAATGATCGAGGCAATATGCGATTACAAAAAAGGCTGGACCAATCTAGCCAGCGCAACCAAAGAACTGGAGGATCTGACCGGTCTCTCCCCCGATATTGCCGCCTCGCTGCTTACAAATATGAAACGTAACAACGTCACCCAGATTCGTGGATACAGCAAAGAGCCCAGCCGTTTGGCAAAAGGCAAGAAGGGTAAGTTTAACGAGACTAAGAAGTGAACTACAAATTACCAAATGGTAACGTGGTAGTAAGTTTTTCGGGAGGACGAACCAGTGGGTTTATGCTCCACGAAATACTGAAAGCAAACGACGGTCTTCCCGAAAGATGCAAGGTAGTGTTTGCCAACACGGGTAGGGAAATGCCTGAGACTTTAGAATTTGTTCAAGAGTGCAGTGATCGTTGGGATATTCCAATAACTTGGGTTGAATATGACAGTTTATCTAATATTGGATTTGCTAAAGTTAATTTTAAAACTGCAAGCAGAAACGGTGAACCGTTTGATCAAATGATTAATGACGACAAGCGTTTGCCTGACGCAGTTCGCAGGTTTTGTACTAGAAAATTAAAAATTAGACCTGCCACACGTTATTTACAAAGCTTAGGGTGGAAAAAATGGGGTAACGCCGTAGGTATTAGAGCTGACGAAGCTAACAGAGTGAAGCCAGCGCCAGTAAAATACATTACTCAATGGTTTCCATTAGTTTCTGCATCAGTCAGAAAACATGACGTAAATAAATTTTGGATAAATCAAAAAAATAGTCAAGGGTTTGATTTAAATTTATCTACTACCAGCAATTGCGATGGTTGTTTTCTTAAATCTGAGGCAAACAGAGCTGCAATGTTTAAGTCTCACCCTGATCGTATGCAGTGGTGGATTGATGCAGAAGAACGAATTGGAAATAATTTTATATATAATCAAAAATATTCAGAATTAGGATCGTTTGTTGATAGGCAGGGCGATTGGATATTTGATGATGATGCATATTTGTGTCAGCAAGACGACGGAGAATGCACTGGATAAAAAATAGCCCCCGTGAGGGGGCCAGTTAAATAATGGATCTCAGGCTAGAGATCCACCGAGCAGTACCCGAAGTATATTAAACCCCCTCC